TATTTTATATTATAGCATATTTATTGTTGTTTATAAATAGTAAAAAAAGAGGTGTATTTCAACCTCTCTCATTTAATTTATCATTTTTAAAAGTTATGTATTGCGTCCTTATATATTGCGTCCACAACAGTTGCAATCATTCCTCCATCATCTTCATCATAATTAATTTCTATTTCTAACAATAAATAACCTGCTTCTCCGTCTTCTTCATAACATTTACAAAATCTTATATTATCAGCGTGAAATGCCCATTTCTCTAAATCTGTGAAATAAATAGGGTTTTCTGTTTCACATTCAGCATTTATTTCTCCTTCCCATCCAAAACTACAATCATTATTTACATAAGTTTTCCCTTTAATTTTTTCAGCCACTTTTTCCCATTTTTCTTTTGTCATTTTTTCCATTGTTTCCTCCCTTGTTTCTATTAATTCTTTAATATTTTTTAATTCTTTTACTGTTGCAAATTCTCTAATAAACCTGTAGCAAGTACTTTTAACTCTGCTTCTGTTAGCCTTAACTTTAGCGTCAGGATTGTTTTCCAAATAACGCTTATTAGCTTCTATTTGCTCTTGTACATTTTTATAACCTTTTCTTTTCATTTTTATTGCTCCTTTATTTTATATGTTCATTATATCATAATGTAAACATTATGTCAAGAGAAAATTTTATTTGCAAATAAAAAAAGAGGGCAGGTATAAACCCACCCAGTTAGTTATTTATCATTTGTTCTTTTTCCACAACCTAGAATATGATTATTTATCTCTTTTAGCGTCGCCTTTATCTCTTGTAAATCACTTTTGAAATCATTTTCCATTTTGTTTATTTTATTTTCTAGGATTTTATCCTTTTCATTAGTCCACGCTTCAAAAGACTTTCTATGTTCTTCATATACTATTTTGTCTAGCTTTTTGTCAATCATAATCTCAAGTCTTGTGTTGTTTTTCTCGAATTTTTTATCTATAGCCGACATTATTCCAACTATAACTCCGATTAATCCGACAATACCACCTATGTAAGTTAGATGTTCTTGTGTTAATGCAATCATACCAATCACCTCATAAATTTAAAATTTTATTCCAGTGCATATAGTACTCTTTAGCCTCTTTTGTTCTATCTATTATAGCTTGGTCTTTATACCCCTCATTTTCAATTTTATTTTGCCAACTCATTTCTCCAAACAATCTTACAGCTTTATAGAATTTATTAGCAGTATCTTTATTTACTCCTGTTTCCAACATTATCACTTTAAAAATCTTATCAGCTAATTTCCTATTAATCCCTGTAGTATTATACTTGGAGTATAGATAATCGTGAATAATAGCACCTTTTATCCATTTTCCATAGGGATTATAAATACACTGTAAAGCCTTTGGTATAGACGCTCCATCTGTTATAAAACCTTTAAAAACTTTTATCTGATAGCCATTGATGTCATAAATGTAATCGTCTGTTAGTATTGCTTTACCATCAGATAAAAGCCTTAGGTTTAATTTACTCTTTTCCATCTTTTAACTTCTTAAATAATGGTTGTAATTCTGCAACAACAGCGTCTATTGTATTCTCATTGATAAATATTCTCAAATGTTTTGGCAATTTAGATATAAACTCTTGTACTGCTTTTTTCTTTAAGTTACCTAATCCTTTTCCTTGTATAGATAATTCTTGTTCGATAGCTTCTCTGTTTACAGCTTCTTTACCCTTGTATATCCACTTTAAAACAAAATAAACCACCAATGATACCACATACCCTAATACATTCCATAATAATTCTTTTTCCATACTTAAACCTCCTTATAATTTAATACATTTGTTTTCCCATTTTTTATAAGCGTCAAAATATAATTCATTTTTATCTCCATTGTAAGTAAGCTCATAATACATTCCATCACTCACATTTGTAGATAACAATGCTTTTGCATTTTGTAAAGTTTTACAATACCATACTACAAAAACATCATCTATTGTTATCTTGGTATTGTCTGTCTTCTCAACTCTCTCATTAAAATACTCAACCACTTTTTCCTTACATATATTTTGAAAATCATTAAAATTCACAATTAAACCTCCTTTATAAAATTAACAAATACTTCAACCACATCTTTAATAACAGAAAACTTTAAAGACTCATCCACATTACTTCCAAAAAATGGCTCAAGCAGAACATAAGTGTCTTTTGAATTGCAAATACCATATCCACCTCTTGTCTTGCTATCCGCCATCTCTATAACTCCTCTAACTTTACTATTAAATACATTTTGTAATCTAGCCATAAAGTTAGTTGATAATTCTTTAGCTTTTTTATTTCCTTTATAAATTAAACATTCACAACCATTAGCTTTACTGTCTAAAGCACTATTAAAGTGTAATTCTAAACAATACTCATAATTATGTTTATTTAATTCAACCAATAATTTATTCATTTCTCTAACATAATTTGTGTTTGGCTCTCTCTCATAAATATCAATCATTTCAGGGATAGTTGATTTAATTTTATAAGCTATGTTTCTCCAATAGCCAAATTCATCTCCAACTATCATTGAAAATGCTCCCTTACTTCTTTTATTGTGTCCTATTATTAATGCGACTTTTTTCATCTGCACCTCCTAAAAATTATTTCCTAAAAAAACGACGCTCTGTAATACCTCTAAAAAGCATTTTAAAAGAGGTAGCTATATAAAACTACCTCCAATAAATTAAATCCACTCTATCGCCTCTAAATCTTCTAATTTCTTACAAGCCATCACTTTTTCTGCAATTGCTGTATACTCTTCTTGTGCTTTTGTCCCTCTTAGTATCCAAAGTAAATAAATGTTGTTGATTTCTCCAAAAGTAAATTGACTTACTGAATTATCTTTCAATCTCCAATTAATTTTTAAAGATTGTATAAATTCACTTAGTTTTGATTTATCTTTTATAATTAATTTTATGTTGTTTTCAAATTCAGCAGGTGTATCTCCTTTTAATGATTTAACAGCACCTATAATTACTCTACTATCAGTGGATGTTGTGGCTATATCAATAGCTGATTTAACCCTTAAAAAGTTCAACTCATCTGCTTCTCCCATTTGAAAGACTTTACCCTGATATTCAAAATCAGCATATAATTTATCTAGTAAAATTTGTCTAAATGCACGTCTTTTTTGATGTTTAGCTTCTTCAAATGTGATTATGTTTTCGTCGATCAACTCTTTTAAATTCTTATTTACCACCTTATTATCTACAACTTTTTGATATTTTTTATCATGAGTAATTATTTGATTATCGATTATAATTTGATTTTCAGCCAAATGTAGTTGTCCTCTTTTAACTTTTTCAACTTCTGTTGATTCTCTCACAGTATCCATTTTACTATCATAAGTTATGTAAAAAGGTAAACTCTCCCCTTTATATTCAACAGCATTATCTCCCAATACTTTTTTATAATCTTTTATTTTATCAGAACGTGTTGCTAAAACTAATGAATTTCCTTTTATAGCCTCTATCTTATCTACATAATAATACATAAATTACCTCCCTATCCAATTCTAATCCACATATTAACAGCATAATAAGCAGGAGTTACATCAAAGGCACTTCCACTACCACTGTATCCTATACCCGCACTGTGACTGTGGTTACCACTTCCATAAATATAAGGTTGAGCTGACCCTGTATTTTCTCCTCCAGCATATTTAGTGTAAAATCCATCTCCCTGATTAGCACTACCTCCCATTTCTCCATAAACAGCTGTATTTGGGTCACCTCCAACATATGAACTATTATTAGTCCCGTGATTATGTGCAGGTTGCGTATGGTTATGTGCGTCTTGACTGTGAGTATGATAACCACTTTCGTTTATCCACACACTATGATTATGGCTTGGCATATTTGTAACGCTCAATGTTTTTGAGTTACTTCCACCCATAGTCTTAGGTGCTTCTCCACTATTAGTAGCTTTTAAAAATCTACCCTCTAATTTAGTCCAACTCGTACCACTCCATAAGTCAGCAGGATTAACTGTATTTGTTGTAACATAAACATCTCCAACTTTATAAGGACATAAATTTAAACTTTCTATTTTTCTATTTAACTCATCATATAATGCTTTTAATGCTTTAGCTGTACCAAGTAAATTAGTATCATCCTGATTGTAATTATCTGTCTTATCTAGGTTGTACCCTGTTTTTTTTTCAAAAGTATCTAACTCTTTTATTTTTCCATCTATCTTTTCAAAATTTTCATTTTGGTCTTTTTCTACATTGTAAAATTCGCCCTCTTCAGGCAAATATAATTTTAAATACTCTGTTTCTCTAGCCATCTTTAACCTCCTAATCATTAAAAATTCTAGTATCAAAAATCTGTTTATGTGTGTATTGCTTCAATTTTCCATGAGTCAACTTGTGTTTATTAAGTTGTCCATGAGTGTTATATCTAAATTCGACATGATAATTCAAATGTGCTGGTTTTATAACATCTATTGTCGCTTTAAAATTGTCTAAATTTTGAGGTATCCCAACTATGGATGTAAATTTAATTGTGAATGAATAATTAGGATTATCCTCAATAACTTCTATCTCTCCATTGGTAAATGCTTTTGCAACCCTTGCTATCATTTCTTTTGTAGTTGTACCATAGCTTCTAAGTTTAGATATTATATTTTCTCTACGTTCTTTAAGATTGCTTGTTGTATCTCCAACAGTTAATCCAAAAATACGCTCCCATACAGGTAAACTCCAAGTTGCTGTGTAGATAAAGAATTGTTTTAGAACCTCATTAGACATAATATCCAACTCATCTAACTGTAAATCTATCGCATTTTGCAACTCCTCAATCTCAAGTATATCTCTATAATATTTAGGCATATGATGTAGTAATCTTTCAACTTTCAACTAAACCACCTCTTTAGTTAATGATATGCTCGATAGTTTTGGTATTTCTTCTTCACCTAATGGAATATTCACAGCACCACCATCAACCAATAAGTTATCATAGTCAGTGACACCATCCACACTCAATAATATATTTCCTAATTGTGCATAACTCACATAATTTTGTTTAAACCCTACTTTTCTAAAATACTCTCGTATATGATGTTCAAATTCACGCTTTACTACTTCAAAATCAATATTTTTTGAGATTCTCACTTTTCCTGTCACAGATATTGGCTTAGGTATAGCAGATTTAACAGTGACTGTTGCCCCAATAGGTCTAACTTCATCTAAATAATCCTTAACCCTCTTTAGTAATGGCTCATCAGCTTCTTCTATTGCACTATTAACAACAACCACTTTAACAGTACCATTACCAGCCCACAATGGAAATACTTTAACTCCACCAATACCCTCAACTTCCATAGCCCACTTTTTATAATGAAAGACATTTCCACTTGTTACTGGTTCTCTAACTTTAAAATAATACCTCTCTCTTAGTTCATTATCTGTTTCTCCATCATATCCGTCCACTGTTTCAGCAGGGTTATTAACTTCATTCAAGTTAGGTATTGTAATTGGAAAATTAACTATTGTATTTTTAGGTAGATTATAGATTTTACCAGTCTTTTCACTTTCAATTTTTACTTCAACTTCTCCTGTGACACCAATAGTCTTTTCTTCTGTTGTTAGATAAATATAAGTATCACTTGCAACCTTTATTCCAACTGGGATTACAGTGTTAGGTGTACCTTTAATAACAACCTTACCTTTACTCTTAGTCGCTTGTTTTCTAAATACTCCAACCTCTTTACATATATTATCTAAATACTCATCCTCTGCTGTTTCAGCAAAAGAGTTTAAAAATATATAATCCAATATATCTCTTATTTCTTCCATTTCAATAGATACAGGAGCAAGATTATCATAAAATAATCCACCCTCACTCTTATCATAATCATCATGAACGTTAGAGAGCATATCGTTTAATATTTTTTTCCATTCTTTTTTAATTATCATAAATACCCCTCCCATTCAAATCTCTTAAAATCTTTTAATGTTACATCAAATTTAGTTTTCAAAGTATGTTTTTCAAGTTTTATTTCAAGGATATTGATTTCCAATATTTGCTTGTTTTTCTTCATTGTTTCAATCAGTTCTCTTTCAAATTCTGAATATAAGACTGGAGTTGGAAAACGTTGACTCAACAAATCAGCTTTATATGTCATTCCATATAGTGTATCTTTATAAATATTCCATTTGTATTTTTCAGTTAATAAAACCTTTTCTATCCACATTCTAACCGCTCTCTCGTCATCTGTTTTGATTAATTGTCCGTTGCTTCTTAACATTTTTTTCTTTTGAAAATCTATCAAAAAAGTCTTACCATTTGTATTTTTACTTTCATTAATTACATCTTTTGAATAATCTTTAAACTCTATTTTTGGTAATATTGCCATTCTAAACTCACCTCTGGAGCGTAGTTAAACACATCAACTACAAAAAATTTATCCTCTTTGACATTTGGTATAACTAAGACATACATTCCAGCTTTCAAATTAAAAACTGTCTGCAATATAAATTTACCTTTATCTTTATTGTCTGTTTTACTGGTACTTTCCTTATAATCACCACTATGTCCTGATAAACTTAAATTAGTATGTCCTGCACTATCAGCACCTCCACCAGTTGTATTTAAACTATCTATAGTGCAATTAGTTGACTTGTTACCCTGACTTTCAAAGTTTTTCATAGTACATTCAATCTCTAATCTATTTGTTATCGCATTTGAAAGATAGATTTTATCAGCGTCTATCACACCATATCCATTCAACAACTCAATAGAAATCTCAGGTAAAGGCTTCAATATCTTGCCTAAGACAGCACCAATTGGAGATGGATTGTTACGCTCTTTAAACTTCTCTGCAAGTGCAATATCCCAAGATTTTTTATTATCACTCATCAGTATACGCCTCCAATTTCAAGCTAACTTTGTGAATATTATTAGATATTGTATGATTGCTCTCTTTAATCAAATACTCACCTTTAACATTAAACATTTCTAAATTAACATCAATTACTCTACCACTTTTAACCTTGTCATCGCCTAGCACATCAATGCTAAAGTCCTCTGTTATCTTATTTAGCTTTTTCAATTCATTTTTAGCGACTAAGTTAGCTTTACTAAATTCTTTTTCATCTAGTTTTATTACTTCTTGTAATTTTCCATATTTCTCAATACTCTTATTATCTTGTTCTTGTCCTACTGTCCTGATAGCACCTTTGTTTTCTGTTATAACAAGTACACTGTTTTTCATATCTATAATAGATTTACTTAAAGATACTCCACCTATATTTTCGTTGATATTAATGAATTTATCTTTTTGTATTTCAAATGTACCAAATACCTTTATTTTCTTATAAGGTGACACAATTAACTTATTCTTATCAAACTCAATAAAAAACTTCTTAGAATTGAATTGAGAGCATTGTTCTATTATATCTTTTATAACATCAGATATAGTTTTATCGTTATAGATTTTATCGATCTTAGTATCCAATCCGCTAACTTCCACATCAATTCCAATCTCTTTACATAGAGATTTAACACAATCATTACCTATCATTTTCTTAAATTGCTTTATTACAGTAGATTTATTCAAGTACCAAGCCATATCATATGCTGTAAAATTAGTTATTTTTCCATTTGGATTCTCTGTCACAATGATAGCTTGTACTAATGTTTCTCCTTTATTATTTAGAATTTGGATGGGGTCGCCAAGTGTAATATCATACAAAAACTCAAAATCTTTATCATATCTATTTACAGGCAAATCAAAATTAACTTCTACTCCTAAAGTATCTACTGTATCTCTCCATGTTAAATTACCTATCATACTACTAATATCTTTATCTCTAATAATTACTTTATACATATTAAACACCTACTTTTTAGGTTTTTTATTAGCATTACTTTTAACCTTGTTCTTTATTTTAGCTTTCTTATCAATATTAGTATTAGTGTTATCAGGTTTATTAGATTCAACAGGAGCAGTTGTTTTGTTAGGTGGTATTATATATTCAGTAATATCTAAAGTATATGGTACATCTCCTGCTCTGTCCCGTAACGTATAACTAAAATTGTATCTACATAGCATATTTAAAGTAACACTGAATTTATCTATAACGATTACTCTTACAGGTAATTTTAAATCTCTGTATTTTTCAAAAAACTTTATATAATATTTAGGTGGTCTGAAATTAAGAAAACTCACAAAACTATATAATTTACTAGGAAAAAAAGAGGAAAAAGAAAATCTCCTTAACCCTTTTCCTCCGATTAAATTTAATGTATTACCATCAATCGTTACAAAGTCTTCGTCCATCGTGTCACACGTTATAGGTTCAATTGCTTGTACCACAGGAATATTTATAATTTCCATTTGCCCCTCATTCTCTCCGATAAATATTATTTTCATAATCATATCCTCCTACATATTTCCTAATGTAGACAATATTTTATTTGCAGTATACTCCGCATATTTCTCCATTTGGTCTCTTTCACCAATAAAGTTACCATCTACATTAATATTTATAGTAATACCTTTTGTCATTTTATTATTTATTGCTTTTCCTTGCTCGTGAGATAAAATTTGTGTTCCAGCTGGCAGTATAGCTGTTTCATTTCTTCCACCCTCATTTATTCTAGTCACTCCACCTTTAAAATAAGCAGTACCCAATGCGTGACGAGGGTTTTTAGTGATTGTAGTTGTTGTTCCACTTTTATTGCTTCCACCTATAGTGTCAGTAGTTTTTACCTCATTTATATTGACAGTCTTGTCTTCTATCTTGGTGTTATTCCAAAATTTCAACTTATCTATCAATCCACCAAAGGCTTTTTTTGCTGTTTCGATTGGGTGTAAAACCATATCTAATGCTTTCATTAAGCTATCCCAAGCTGATTGGAATACTCCAGTTATAAAATCTGTTACCTTATTAAAACCAGCTTTTAATTTGTCTAATGCACTTATAACTCCGTCCCATACAGCAGTAAAAATACCACCAACGATACTACAAACACCCAATATAATATCTTTTACATAGTTAAATGTACCAACTAAACCATTCCATATATATTCTCCAAAACCTTTAATTGTATCCCAATTTTCTGTAATCACTCTTTTAAGGAATAAGAACAGATTAATCATCGCACCGATAGGATTTCCAAATTTGATTATATGTTTAAGCACTTTTCCAAGTGGGTTGTTATCTAATTTAACCCATAATTCTTGTACTTTAGCTTTAAATTTATCCCAATTTTTATAAATAGCAACAACAACACCTATCAATGCACCAATGGCTAAAACAACAAGCCCAATAGGATTAGCAGTTAAAAGGAAATTAGTTACAACCATAACTCCATTGAAAAGTAAAGTTTTAGCACTAGCCAACATTATTGCAGTTTTGTATACTCCAAAAGCAACAGCAACACCAGTTATAATAGGTGCTATCCAATCCCAGTTGTCTTTTATATCTTTAGCAATACCGATAGCAAAACTTCCAGCTTTTTGTAATATATCCCAAACCTCATCTAATGCAGGTTTTATCTTTTCAAAAATCTTACCTAACAAATCTTTTGTTTGTACTATATAAGGCTCAGCTTTAATTACCATAACTTCAACTTTATCTGCTAAACTTAAAATAAAATCTTGAATTGTAGGTATTTTACTATGAAACCACTCCGCTAGATTACCAAGTTTTGGCATTAATTTCTTACCTAACTCAGCCTGCATATCACCCCAAGCACCTTTCATTGCAACAATTTTACCCTCATCTGTTGCTCTAAGTGCTTTATTTGTTCCACCTATAGATTTCTCTAATTTTTTATTTATAAATTCAATTCTCTGTTCTGTTGACATAACCTTGAATAATTTTTCTTCATTAGCTGTTAATACAACACCATACTTCTTTAAAGCGTTGACTTTTCCATTGATTGCTTTTCCATAAAGTTCTCCAATAGCAATGGCGTCTTCCTGTGTTCCATTTAAACCTTTATCAAAGGCAATCATATCGTCAAGTATTGGCATTGTCTTTTTAATTTGGTCTGCGTTCATTTTAAAAACCGCTAATCTACTTGCACCAGCAACAGCGACGTCATCTCCAACCACTCCAATGTCTTGTAAGGCACTAGCTTCATCTTTTAGCATTTTAATATGCTCTTTACTTGCATTGGCTTGTTTCATTAAATTTGTTTCGAGTAATTTATCTGCTTTTAATTTTTGTTTAGCACCATCAAATGATTGTTTGATAAAAACTCCAACCGCCACAGTCAATGCTCCAAAACCTATTGCAGTCCATTTAGCAATTGATTTCATACCTGCTTTTATTGCATTAGTGAATTTTTTAACACTCCTATTAGCTTGTTTTAATTTTTTTTCAGTTGTGCCTAATTTCTCATTTACTTTATTTAATGGACTTGTAAATTTATCTCTTAAATTTAAAATAACACCAACTACTTTAGACATAACATACCCTCCTTTCTTGTAAAATAAAAAAAGAGCAGATTAAACTGCTCTCAATCAAAATATATAATTTTAACCTTTATTCACTCCTAATTCAACAAGTTCTCTAAATGTCTTTTCACTTATTTCTTCTTCATAGTCATTGTTTATATTTAATGTATAAAAAACTCTGTCTGAACCTATGATTTTTTTCTCTCTTACACACACATCATAATCATCAAAATTAACACTTACATCTTCCCCATTAGCTAAAGCTATTTTTTGTATACCACTTATACTCATAATAACACCCCTTTAATAAAATTATTATACACAAAGTGTACTATGATTATTTTATTTTGTCAACTATATATA